GGGCGGCGGCGCGGCGCTGCTCCTGCGTGGAGGTGCGGCGCGGCGGCGTCTGCGGCTGGTCGGGCACCGCCCAGCCATTCTCCACATGGTACTGTAAATTTGTGCGCGGGCGCTGGGGCCCGCGTTCATTCGGGGTCGGCATGGCACAGCCCCCTTTCGTTAGGATTTGTTAGGATTTGTAAGAACGGCAAATCTTAGGCATTGTAAATCAGTATTGATTATAGCACAAACCTTTTATAAATAACAGTAGGTGCAGGCAAGTTTTTACCTCTTGCTAAATGATATAAACCTATGTATAATAGTAAGATAATCAAAGCTAGCGTACCTATAGCCTTGCAGCGGGTCGATGCAGGCATCGGCCCCTGCAACAACGTGACGCTTACTAATTTTGGGGTGTAATCATGGCAGACGAAAAATTTTCCAACTTTCTGACGGATATTATCGATGCCGACCTCGCCGAGGGCAAGGTCGATGTCGTGCATACCCGTTTCCCGCCGGAGCCGAACGGCTACCTGCATATCGGCTCCGCCAAGGCGATCTTCATCAACTACACGATCGCCAAACACTACGGCGGCCTGTTCAACCTGCGCTTTGACGACACGAACCCCGCCCGCGAGGGTGACGAGTACGTACAGAGCATCCTGCAGGACCTGAAATGGCTGGGTGCCGAGCCGAACGGCGGCATTTTCTACGGCAGCGACTATTTTGAGCGCTGCTATGAGTACGCCGAGCAGCTCATCAAGGAGGGCAAGGCCTACGTGGATGACCTGACCCGCGAGGAAATGCAGGAGTACCGCGGCAACGACGCCGGCAAGCCCAGCCGCCCGAGTCCCTACCGTGACCGCACGCCGGAGGAGAACCTCGACCTGTTCCGCCGTATGCGCGCGGGTGAGTTTGCCGACGGCGAAAAAACGCTGCGCGCCAAGATCGACCTGGCCAGCCCGAACATGAACATGCGCGATCCGACCATCTACCGCATCAAACATGTCGAGCATCACCGCCAGGGCGACAAGTGGTGCATCTACCCGATGTACGACTTTGCGCACCCCATTCAGGACGCCATTGAGGGCATCACCTTCAGCCTGTGCAGCCTTGAGTTTGAGAACCACCGCCCGCTGTATGAGTGGGTCATCACGAACCTGTTCGGCAAAGAATTCCCGAAGCAGCGCGAGTTTGCCCGCCTGAACGTGACGAACACCGTCATGAGCAAGCGTTACCTGCGTGAGCTGGTCGAGAAGAACATCGTGGACGGCTGGGACGACCCCCGTATGCCGACCCTGTCCGGCCTGCGCCGCCGCGGCTACACGCCGACGAGCATCTTCACCTTCGTGAAAGAGGCCGGCATCTCCAAGGCTGACAACCTCGTGGATATGCGCCAGCTGGAGGCCGTGCTGCGCGCCGAGCTGGAGCTGAACGCCCAGCGCCGTGTGGCCGTGCTGGAGCCTGTCAAGCTGATCATCGACAACTATCCCGCCGACCAGTGCGAGTATTTTGACCTGCCCAACAACCCGAACCGCGACGCCAACGACACGACGACCCGCAAGGTCGCCTTCACGAAGGAGCTGTGGATCGAGAACAGCGACTTCTTTGAGGTTCCGCCGCCGAAATTCAAGCGCCTGACGCTTGGCAGCGAGGTCCGCCTGATGGGTGCGTATCTGGTGCGCTGCACCGGCGTGGACAAGGACGAGAACGGCAAGGTCGTGGCCATCCACGCCGAGGCCGACCTCGAGACCCGCAACGGCAACCCCGCCGATGGCCGCAAGGTGCGCGGCACAATCCACTGGGTCAGCTGCGCCCACTGCCTGGACGCCGAGGTCGAGCTGTATGATAAGCTGTTCACCGAGGCCAACATGAACAGCATCCCCGACGACGCGGATTTCAAGGATTACCTGAATCCCGACAGCGTCAAGGTGCTGCAGGGTGCGAAGCTCGAGGAGAGCCTGAAGGACGCCAAGCCCGGTGACCGCTTCCAGTTCGTGCGCAACGGGTATTTTACCCCGGACAGCAAGCATGAGGGCGTGTACAATCGAATCGTCACGCTGAAGGACAGCTTTAAGCTGTAATTTGCAAAAAATGACCCCCATCGGATGTTGCTCCGATGGGGGTTTTGCTGTAGGGGGCGGCGTTCCCGACGCCCCGCGGCAGGGTGAGGTAACCCCGCCCTACGTATTGTTTGTAAGGGGGTGTAGGGCGGCCTGCCCTCAGGCCGCCGCGGAGGGGTCAAGACCCCTCCCTGCAAAGCCATCCTTAAAGGGGCGGCAGCGCAAGCCTGCGGGCCGGGCATGCCCGGCCCCTACAGGTGCGGCGGCAATTTACGCGGCATCACCCTGCCTGCTTCTTCTCCCACTTTTCCGCGCACCGCTGCATCCAGCCGCCCTTGACGTAGTACAGAATAAACAGCGCGGACGCGAGGGACCAGGTGATGGGATAGCTCATCTCCACCGTGGCGACCTCGTGGCGGATGGGCACGGCGATGAACAGCCAGAGCATCCGCAGACCACAGACAAAGAACACGGTGATCAGCGTCGGCACGCGGACATCGCCGCAGCCGCGCAGCGCACCGGCCAGCACCTCAATACATACGTAGGTGATGTAGACCGGCGTCAGAACGTGCATCATGCCGACACCGACGGCGACCACCGCGTCGTCCTGGCTGAACAGGCGGAACAGCACCTCCGCCAGATTGTAAAATGTAAAGCTGATGACCAGCGTCGTACACGCGGCCATTGCCAGACAGACCCGCACGCCGCGGCGCACGCGGTCATACTGCCGTGCGCCGAAGTTCTGCCCCGCAAACGTCGTGATGGCGATGCCCAGCGAGTTGATTGTCATCCAGAACAAAAAGTCGATCTTGCCGTATACGCCCCACGCCGCAATCGTGCTGGTGCCGAAGCTGTTCATGCTGCTCTGGATGAACATATTGCTGATGTTGTACATGGCGCTTTGGGCGGCGGCGGGCACGCCGATGGTGCAGATGGCCGTGAAAACGTCGCCGTGCAGCCGCAGCTTTTCGGCGCGGACGTGCCACGGCATCCCCTGAGAGCCGACGATGCAGCGCAGCGTCAGCACCGCGCTGGCCACCTGACTGAGTACCGTCGCCAGCGCCGCGCCCATGACGCCCCAGCCGAACACCGCAATGAACACGACGTCCAGCACAATGTTGACGAGCGACGCCGCGATCAGGAAGTACAGCGGACGCTTGGAATCACCGATGGCACGCAGAATATTGGTGCCCATGTTGTAGAGCATCTGCGGGATCATGCCCAGAAAGTAGATGCGCAGATACAGCGCTGCGTCGGGCAAAATCTCGTCTGGCGTGCCCAGCAGACGCATTATCGGCGCGGCGGTCACAAGGCCCAGCACGGTCAGCAGTGCGCCAACGGCAGCGCTCAGCACCAACGCCGTGTGCACCTGCCTGTCCACGGCATCAGGGTCATGTGCGCCCCAGCTCTGGGCAATGACGACGCCCGCGCCGCTGCAAAGCCCGACGAACAGGCCCACCAGCAGGTTGACGAAGGGCCCTGTTGCGCCCACCGCGGCCAGCGCGTTTGTGCCCACAAAGTTACCGACGATCAGGGTGTCCGCCGTGTTGTACAGCTGCTGGAACAGCGTGCCGAACCAGATGGGCAGAAAGAACAGGAGCAGCTGTTTGGGGATGCTGCCTGTCAGAATATCCGTTTGTTTGACGCTTTTCATAGAATTTCTCTCACTTTTCTGTTTCTCGCAACCACATTTTATGCTATAATGGCCCTAATGTAAAGAGGTGATTTTTGTGGGTCTTTATTGGGAGCCCTGTCCCGGCGGTGCGCGGCTGCTGCGGCTGCTGGGCGATACCCCCTGCCCCGCCGTGCCGGGAACAATTGAGGGGCTGCCCGTTGCGGAGCTGGGGCCGTACTGCTTTGCGGACAGGCCGGTCAGGCCCGGGGCCCGGCGCACCGGGGACGACACGCATGAGATCACCGGCAATTTTGTGGAGGAGGTCACCCTGCCCGACACCGTGCGGGTGCTGGACAGCGCGGCGTTTTACAACTGCCGCAGGCTGCGCCGGGTCACGCTGGGACCCGGGGTCGAGGGGTTTGGCAGCGATTTATTTACGAACTGCCGCCAATTGCAGACCTTCCGCCTGCGGGCTGCCGCCGATGCCCCGACGGGCTTAAAAAAGCTGCTGGGGGCCGTCAGCGCGGACATTACGGTGGAATTGGACGGTGCGCAGTTGTTTTACCCCGAGTATTCGGAGTTTCTGGACGAGAACACGCCCGCGCATATCTTCAACCACAGCATTGAGGGCGAGGGCTACCGGATGCGGCAGTGCTTCACGCCCGGCGGCGCGGTGGATTACGCCGCGTTTGATGCGTCGTTTGCGCAGGCCTGCGTCGGCGAGAGTGAGGACAAGCTCTGCCGGTTAGCACTCGGGCGGCTTGTGCAGCCGTTTGGACTGGGTGACGACGCCCGCGCGGACTACGAGCTTTACCTGACCGCCCACCCGGAGGCAGCGTTCCGGCGTGCTATTGATGACCGGGACGAGGCCGCTCTGCGGCTGCTGGTGGAGCTGAGCCTGCCGACAGCAGATGCCGCGGTCTATTGCGCCCGCGTCGGGTGGAGCGCCGGGGCGGCGGTGCTGTTAGGCAGGACCAAGCGAGCGAAAAAAACGTATGATTTTGACGATTTGTAGACCATAAGCGGGTGGCAGCGCAAGGCCCGTCAAAGCCCGCGAGGAAAGCCTCCCCATCAGGGGAGGTGGCCGCGAAGCAGGCCGGAGGGGTTCAGCCCGTTGCCGGGCAGCCACGTAAGCCCGCGGGCCGGGCATGCCCGGCCCCTACATACAGTCATGGAAGAAGGTGTCCACTATAGCCAAACACATCCAAACCCAATCGGAATGGGAACAGACGATGGCCCGCCGGGTCATGGAGCAGCTGCGGGGGGAGCTGTACCTTGACCAGCGCTACTTAACGGCAGCGCTCGGTGCGCTGCCCGCGGCCCCGCAGGAAAGCGGCGGCAGCTTTGCCACCGACGGCGGGGCACTCTACTACCCCACCGCATGGCTGCTGGACACCTACCGCAGGAACCGGCGGTACCTGCCCCGGGCCTACCTGCACAGTCTGTTCCACTGCATCTTCCGGCATCTCTGGCTGCGGGACAGGCGCGACCCCGACCTGTGGGGGCTGGCCTGTGACATCGCCGTGGAGGCCACGCTGGACACCCTGAACACCCCCGCCACGAAGCGCCCCGTCGGCTGGGTGCGGCAGCAATGCTACACACAGCTGCGCGAAAAGTGCAAATTTTTAGCGGCAGGCCCCATCTACCGCGTCTTAGCACAGACCGACGCGGAGACCTTAAACAAGTGGCAGCGGGAATTTTACACCGACAGCCACCGCCTCTGGCCCGCTGACCCGGACAGCCCCGCCGCCCAGATGCGCGGCAAACAGTGGGAGAACCTGGGCCGCCAGACGGAGCTGAGCATGGAGGAAAGTGGCCGACGCGCCGGGCAGGACACCGCCGCGCAAGCCCTGCAGGCGCAGGTGCAGGCCGGGCGCAGCCGCCGCACCTACCGGGATTTCCTGCGCCGGTTCGCCGTCTGGCATGAGGAGCCGCACCTCGACCCCGAGGAATTCGACCTCGGCTTTTACAGCTACGGCCTGCGCACCTACGGCAACCTGCCGCTGATAGAGCCGCTGGAAAGCCGCGAGGTGAAGAAAATACGCGACTTCGTCATTGTGGTGGACACCAGCGAATCCACGGCGGGCGAGCTGGTCAAGGCGTTCTTAAAAGAGACGTTCACCTTATTAAAAAGTCAGGACAGCTTTTTCCGGCAGTGCCGCATTTTGGTCATGCAGGCGGACAACGCTGTGCGGGATGAGGTCTGGCTGAACGATCTGGACGCACTGGACCGCTATACGGCGCAGTTCACGCTGGTGGGCGGCGGCGGAACGGACTTCCGCCCCGCGTTTGCCCGCATTGCGCAGCTGCGGCAGGACGGTGCGCTGCGGGACCTGCAGGGCGTGCTGTATTTTACCGACGGCAAGGGCATCTACCCCGCCAAACGCCCGCCGTTTGAGACGGCGTTCCTGTTTTTGGAGGACGGCACCCCGCCGCCCGATGTGCCGCCCTGGGCCATGCGCCTGGTCTTGCAGCCCGAAGAATTTGACCCGAAAGGACGATGAGCCATGGATATTCAACGTGCCAAAGAGGAAATCAAGCGCGCCGTGCAGGCGTACCTTGCCACGGACGACATTGGCCGCCCGCTGATCCCCGCCGTGCGGCAGCGCCCCATTCTGCTGATGGGCCCGCCGGGCGTCGGCAAGACCCAGATCATGGAGCAGATCGCGCAGGAGTGCGACATTGCGCTGGTGGCCTACACCATCACCCACCACACCCGCCAGAGCGCCGTCGGCCTGCCGTTCATCCGGGAGCGGAACTACGGCGGACGCACCCGCAGCGTGACCGAGTACACGATGAGCGAGATCATCGCCAGCGTTTACGCCGCCATGGAGCGCACCGGCAAGAAAAACGGCATCCTGTTCATCGACGAGATCAACTGCGTCAGCGAGACGCTGGCCCCCACGATGCTGCAATTTTTGCAGTGCAAGACCTTCGGCAACCAGGCTGTGCCGGGCGGCTGGGTCATTGTGGCCGCGGGCAATCCGCCGGAGTACAACAAGAGCGTGCGGGAGTTTGACCTTGTCACGCTGGACCGCGTGCGGCGTATCGACATTGAGCCGAAGCTGAGCGTCTGGCAGGACTACGCCCGCGCCCACCGGCTGCACCCCGCCGTGACGGCCTACTTGGAGCTGCGCCCGCAGCATTTTTACAAAATCGAAAACGATGTGGACGGCGTACAGTTCGTGACCGCCCGCGGGTGGGAGGACCTGTCCGCCTATTTACAGGCCGCGGACAGGCTGGCGCTGCCCGTGGACGAGGGGGTCATCGGGCAGTACCTGTGCCACCCCGAGGTCGCGCGGGATTTTGCGGCCTACTGGGTGCTCTACCGCAAGTACCACGAGGATTACGGCGTCGAGGATATTTTGCAGGGCAAGCCCTATGACGCCGTCATTGCACGGGCGATGGACGCGAGCTTTGACGAGCGCATCAGTCTGGTCAGCCTGTTGCTGGCGGGCCTGAACACCCGCTTTGCCGACGCCCGCGCCACGGGTGCGGTGACGGATGCCTGCTACCAGCAGCTGCGCAGCTTCAAGCGGACGCTGTCCCAGCAGCCCGACGCCGACCCTGCCGACCTGTTTGCCGAGCGGTGCGACGCCTACCGCGCCAAGCTGGAGGCCGACAAGACCGCCGGGGCGCTGCTGCCCGACGAGGCCGCGGCCCGCACCCGCACGCTGGCGCTGCTGACCGCGTGGAGCCGCAGCCTTGACAACGGTCTGGACGCCGACGAGGCGTTTGACACGGTGCGCAGCGCGTTCAACACCCAGGTGCAGCGCCGCGAGGAAGCGGTCTCCGCCGCCAGCAACGCGCTGGAATTTACCTTTGACTTTATGGAGCAGGCGTTCGAGGACGGGCAGGAGATGGTCGTCTTCGTCAACGAGCTGGCACTCGGCCCCGACTCCGCGCCGTTTCTGGCCGAAAACGACTGCGAGCGGTTTGAGCAGTACAGCGAGAAGCTGCTTCTCCACGGCGGCGAGGATGAGCTGCTGGCGGAATTGCAGCGGGATGATGTGCGGGCGGAGGAGCATTCGGCGGAGTTTTGATGTTCACGATGCCCTGTAGGGGCCGGGCATGCCCGGCCCGCGCGTGAAAGGCAAGCGTTCGTCCGCCGTACAGTTGCGGGCCGCACATGTGCGGCCCCTACAAAGCGGCAGCTTGTTGGCTGTCCGCCTAAAAGCCGCGGACGCGACCGCCGCCGTCAGGTTCCGCGGGCGGATATGGAATCCGCCCCTACGGAGCTGTTGTAGGGGGCGGCGTCCCCGACGCCCCGCAGGCAGTTGCTCGTTAAAAAGTATCACTTCTCATTATATTCTTTACTCTTTTGCGGAATTTTGTTATAATGGCAGTATTCCGTTTATCATCGGACATTTTGAGGGGGTCATTTTATGAAAGCAGTCATCACGGTCATCGGGCGGGACACGGTGGGTGTCGTTGCCAAGGTCAGCGCGGTGTGCGCCGAGCTGAACATCAACATTGAGGACGTTTCCCAGTCCATCATGCAGGATATGTTCTGCATGATCATGCTGGTCGATCTGAGCAAGGCGAACGCCGGGGCCGCCGAGGTCCGGGACCGCTTTGCGGCATTGGGCAAAGAGATGAAGATGCAGGTCACCGTGACCCGGCAGGAAGTCTTTGATGCCATGCACACCATTTAAGGGGGCTGCCACATGAGAATCATCAACAGCCGCGACATTATGGAGACCATTGAGATGCTGACCGCCGAGAATCTCGACGTGCGCACCGTCACAATGGGCATCAGTCTGCTGGACTGCATCGACCCGGATGCGGACAAGGCGTGCGAGAAAATCTACAACAAGATCACCCGTCTGGCGGGCAATTTGGTCTCCGTCGTGGACGGCATCAGCGCCGAATACGGCATCCCCATCGTCAACAAGCGCATCAGCGTCACGCCCATTGCGATGCTGCTGGGCGCCGCGCCCGACGCCGACCCCGTGCAGTACGCCAAAACGCTGGACCGCGCGGCCAAGGCCGTGGGGGTCAACTTCATCGGCGGCTTCGGTGCGCTGGTACACAAGGGCTTTTCCGCGGGCGATAAGCGGCTGATTGCCGCCATCCCCCGCGCACTGGCCGAGACCGATATTGTCTGCTCCAGCGTCAATATCGGCTCGACGAAATCGGGCATCAACATGGACGCCGTCAAGCTGATGGGCGAGGTCGTGCGCGAGACCGCCGAGCTGACGAAGGACAATATGTGCATGGGCGACGCAAAGCTCGTCGTGTTCTGCAACGCGCCCGAGGACAACCCGTTCATGGCGGGCGCGTTCCACGGCGCGGGTGAGCCGGACTGTGAGATCCACGTCGGCGTCTCCGGCCCCGGTGCAGTGCGCGCCGCGCTGGCCAAGCTGCCGAAGGACGCCCCGATGGACGAGGTGGCCGAGCTGGTCAAGCGCACGGCATTCAAGATCACCCGCCTGGGCCAGCTGGTAGCGAACCTCGCCAGTGAGCGCCTCGGCGTGCCCGCGGGCATCATTGACCTGTCGCTGGCCCCGACGCCCGCGATTGGCGACAGCGTTGCGAACATTCTGGAGGAGATGGGCCTTGAGAGCTGCGGCTGCTGCGGCACGACGGCCTGCCTGGCCCTGCTGAACGACGCGGTCAAGAAGGGCGGCGTCATGGCATCCAACCACGTCGGCGGCCTGTCCGGCGCGTTCATCCCCGTGTCGGAGGATGACGGCATGATCAACGCCGCCAACTGCGGCAGCCTGACGCTGGAAAAGCTCGAGGCCATGACTGCGGTCTGCTCCGTCGGCATCGACATGGTCGTCATCCCGGGCGACACGAGCGCCGAGGTCATCAGCGGCCTGATCGCGGACGAGGCCGCCATCGGCATGGTGAACAGCAAGACCACCGCCGTGCGCGTCATCCCCGCCATCGGCCACAAGGCCGGCGACGTGCTGGACTTCGGCGGCCTGCTGGGCCACGCGCCCATCATGCCCATCAGCCAGTACAGCCCCGCGGTCATGATCCACCGCGGCGGCCGCATCCCCGCCCCGATGCAGGCATTGAAGAACTGATTGCAATACACACCGCCCCTGCCGGATTTGGCATGGGCGGTTTTTTTGTGGTATAATCAGGATGATAAATCGGAATTTGAGACGGTACGTGAATGGTATACCACGATACAAGATACCATGGAGGAATAGGATAATGTCGAAAGATGAGTATTTGATAACCGATACGCCCCTCAAAGCGTTGACGGTTTTTGCAATGCCAATGATTCTTGGCAGTTTTTTTCAGCAAATATACAATATGGCCGACTCTATTATTGTCGGCCAGTTTGTTGGTTCTTCCGCACTTGCAGCTGTCGGTGCATGTGCAGCATTGACCAATGTCTTCATTTGTGTGGCACTGGGAGCCGGTGTCGGAGCCGGTGTGCTTGTGAGCCGTTATTTCGGAGCCAGGGAGTATGGCAAAATGAAAACAATCGTGTCAACCTCCTTGATTAGCTTTTTGCTTCTAAGTATAGTCCTTGGTGTTTTTGGCTTTTTCTTCGCCAACTCGATGATGCGTGGACTGCAAACCCCTGCCGACGTACTGGATGATGCAGTACTGTATCTGCGGGTCTATTTTGTGGGCTTTCCGTTTCTGTTTATGTATAACATTCTTTCTACCATGTTCACCTCAATCGGCGAATCCAAAATTCCGCTGGGACTGCTGATTTTTTCGTCCATCCTGAATATTTTAATGGATCTTTGGATGGTAGCCGGGCTAGGTCTCGGTGTGTTCGGTGCGGCTATTGCAACCCTGATTGCACAGGGAATTTCCGCAGTGTTTTCGTTTTTGATTTTCTTTGCACGGATGCAGCAATATAAAAGCCCCTTTAATAGGTTTGAACGGCAGGAGCTGTATTCTATGCTTCGCATTGCGGTGCCGTCGGTTTTACAGCAGTCCACAGTGTCCATCGGTATGATGATCGTGCAGGCAGTGGTAAATCCTTTCGGTACACAGGCACTCGCCGGGTATGCAGCAACGATGAGGGTGGAAAATGTTTTTTCATTGGTCTTTGTATCCATCGGCAATGCGGTTTCGCCGTATGTTTCCCAGAATCTTGGTGCAAAGAAAATTGATCGTATCAAAAAAGGCTACCATGCTGTACTGGTGCTGGATCTGTGCTTTGCGGCCATTGCGTTTGTGACCATTGAAGCGATGCATACGCAGATCTCCTCACTGTTCTTAGGAAAAGACGGAACGGCGTTGGCCTATCAGGTGTCTGGTGATTATATGAGGTGGATTGGTTACTTTTTCATCTTCATGGGTATCAAGATGGCAACCGATGGAGTCCTTCGCGGTCTCGGAATTATGCGTCCGTTCCTCGTTGCAAACATGGTGAACCTTGCGATTCGTCTGTCCGTTGCACTAATCTGTGCACCACGTTTCGGCATTGCCTTTGTCTGGCTTGCGGTACCAGTTGGCTGGCTTGCAAACTTTTTAATCTCCTATGTGGCTCTTAGGAGATCATGGCCAACTGATAAAATGGCATCCATTAGTTAACTTCCAGTTTATCAATCTACACATTCAACGCATTCCGTGTCAACCGATAAATCTCCAACCGTGACAGTGCCTTTGGCGATTGATTGGTCTGATTCACCGTTTTCCGGTTGTCCGTGTTGTAATAATTGTTCACCGTCCCACCAGAACTGCCGGGCAGCATTGCTTCGGAGATTCCATGCAAGCTGTAATTCAAATCAGAATCCATGGTCAGCTGCATGGCTTTCGCCACACCGCCCACTGCTTTTTCCACATACTTCTTGCTCTTGTCGATACCGTCTGCCAGTCCTTTCATAAAGTCCGGCATCCAACTCTCGTAGTCCGTCAGCGGTCCTTTGTCCGGAACCGAGAAGTGCAGGAAATCCCGAATGGTATCGGCGACATTGGTGACGCAGTCCGCCAGCCAGCCGATGGCACTCTGAATGCCGTCAATGATTCCCTGAATGATGTCCCGTCCCCAGTTCCAGGCATCGGACGCCAATCCTTTGATATATCCCACAGCGGCATCGAATCCATTCTGAATGGTAGATTTAATGCCGCTGATTTTGTCGGAAACCGCAGAACGGATGTTGTCCCAGATGTTGGACACCGTAGAAGAAATGCTCTGCATCACGTTAGAAATGGTACTCTTGATGCTGTTCCAGATGTTAGATACCACCGATTGGATGGCGTTCAGAACATTGGAAACCGCAGAACTGATCTGATTCCAGATAGAGGATACCACAGAAAAAATGGCATTCATCACACTGGAAATCGTGCCGGAGATGCTGTTCCAGATGGAAGAAACCACATTCCAGATCGCTGACAAAACAGACGAAATGAAACCAGATACCGCATTCCAAACCGTAGTCACCGCATCTTGAATCGCTGTCAAAACCGTGGAAATTGTAGTAGAGATGGCATTCCAGATGGTTTCAAATGTTGTTCGGATACCTTCTAAAATCGGCGTTAAAAATGCCACGATTGCATTCCAAATGGCACTGATCTTCTCCGAGATCCAGTCCATCACTCTGCCCACAATGATCTGAATGGCTTCAAAAATCGTCTGAAACAGATAACCAAATGTCGTGATCAGCGGTTCTAAGGTGGTGTAAATGGCATTCCAAACGGTCGTAATGACGTTATAAATTGCCTGAAAAACCGTAGAAGCCACGTTGTAAATGGCATTGAAAATCGTGCTGAAAAAGTTGTAGATCGCTGTAAAAATCGTGGTGAAGAAATCCCGAATCGCTGTAAATACGGTTGTTGCCACCGTCTGAATGGCAGTGACAATGGTGGTGAAGGTATTGGAAATGGACGTCCAGGTGTTGACGAAAAAGTCCCGGATTCCGATAACGATTCCTGTGAAGAAGGAAGCAATGCTGTTCCATGTATCCACGAAAAATGTTTTGATGGAAGTCCAGACTTCGTTCCAGCTTGTTCCGAACCACCCCAGCACCACATCTGCAATGCCTTTCAGGGCATTCATGATATTGCGGAACGTGTTGACAACGAAATTCCAGATAGACGTAAAAATCCCCTTGATGCCGTTCCAGCACTGCTCCCAGTCGCCGGTAAATAGACCAATCAGCACATCAAGTGAATTTAAGAGAATATCTGCAAATCCAGAGAAAATATTGGAGATATTCTGAAAGACGCCTTCAAAAATAGGAGCTAACAGATTGCACAGCCCGTCCCACGCCGCTTTCAGCACATCGGTGAAACTCTCAAAGTCGAATCCCAGAGCATTTAGCCGGTCAGTGATGCCCTGTGTCAATCCAGTAAAGGTGCTTTTGATTTGCTCCCAGATACCAATGATATTGCTTTTGAATTCGTCATTGGTTTTCCAGAGATGCACAAAGGCAGCCACCAAAGCGGCAACAGCTGCGATAATGGCGAGCAGCGGACCTAATGACACGCCCAACGCTCCGGTAATGGCTCCAATGCCACTTTGCACAGCCGAGAAAAGGGCAGGCAGTTTGGACACTGCGGAAAAGACCGTTCCCACGCTGGAGATGGTCTTTCCCAGCACCACCAGCATCGGACCAAGAGCAGCAGCCACCAGTGCAATTTTCGCAATGGTTTCTTTGGTCTGTGGGTCTAACTGGTTCAGCTTGTCCACCAAGTCCTGTATACGGGAAACCACAGAACGAATGGTAGGCATCAGAATATCAGAAAAGGAAATTGCCAACTCTTCCAGCTGGGACTTCAAGATGGTCACTTGTCCGGCAAGGTTATCCTGCATGACAGCCGCCATTTTTTCAGTCGTGCCATTGTAGCCGTCTACTGTATCTGAACAGGTATCAATGGCATTGGACAGTTTTTCAAAGTCCGCCGGGGAGCCGTTGATGATCGCCAGCATACCGGACATGGCCTCTTTGCCAAACAGCGAGGCAGCTGCCTGTGCCTGTTCTGCCTCAGAAAGTCCGCCCAATTTCTGTCGGAGTTGTTCCATGAGTTCCCGCAGAGAATACATCTTGCCGGAACTATCTGTCAGAGAAATGCCGTACTGTTCCATGGCAGATGCTACCGTATCGGTCGGCTTTGCCAGATTGGTGATGGCAGAACGCAGTGCGGTACCAGCCTGTGAGGATTTGATACCGGCGTTTGCCATCAGCCCAATGGCAATGGCAGAGTCTTCAGCAGAGTATCCCAAAGAACCCAGCACCGGAGCAGCATACTTGAAAGTTTCACCCATCATGCTGACATTGGTGTTAGCGTTGGAACTTGCGGCTGCCAGAATATCCGCAAAGTGTCCGCTGTCGGCAGCAGTTAAGCCGAAAGCGGTCAGAGCATCTGTGACAATATCCGAAGTTGTCGCCAAGTCCTCACCGGAAGCGGCGGCAAGGTTCATAATGCCTTCAATACCGCTGAGCATATCATTGGTTTTCCAACCTGCCATTGCCATATAGTTCATGGCTTCCGCAGCCTCGCTTGCAGAGAATTTTGTTTTGCTGCCCATTTCACGAGCCTTTTCCCGGAGAGCATCCAGCTCTGAACCGGTCGCACCGGATACCGCCGCTACCTTGGACATAGCAGCATCAAAGTCTGCACCAGTTTTCACAGCAATGGTGCCCAGAGCCGTGACACCGGCAGTGACTGGCAGCAGCTTTTGTCCCACACCGGAAATTTTGTCCCCGGCGGACTGCAGCGTTTCACCCAAAACGCCCATCTTTTCCAGGGCAGTGTGAGAATTGTTTGCTTCTGTGGTCAGGCGTTTCAGTTCGTTTTCGGTTTCGATGATCTCACGCTGTAAGGCATCATACTGCTGCTGTGAAATTTCACCATTTGCAAGAGCAGTGTTTGCCTGTTCTGCCGCAGTTTTCAGTACTTCCAGCTTTTCTTTGGTGGCAGACACCGCATCTGCCAGCAGCTTGTGCTTCTGGGACAAGAGTTCGGTGTTGGTGGGGTCAAGTTTCAGCAGTTTCTGCACATCTTTCAGCTGTGTCTGTGTCCCCTTGATGTCCCGATTGACACCTTCCAGGGCTTTGGATAGCTTGGTGGTATCGCCGCCGATTTCTACGGTGATGCCTTTGATGCGGTTTGCCATGGGGGTCACCTGCCTTTTTCAAAAAATAGGTTGAATTTATCCTAACAATATGGTATAATAAGAGCAAGGAGGTGTTCGTATGATGATAGATACAAACACAATTATTTCTATGACAGAAGCAAATCAGAATTTTTCCATGGTAACAAGAATCGTAGACCGGTATGGAACGGCCGTTATTTTCAAAAATAATAAGCCCCGTTATGAAGTCAGAATGATTGAAGACACAGAAGAAGCGGAAACGGCATCGGATGAAGAAGTGCTTTCTGTTTCAAAAAAACTGATGAAACGCAACGCTGCTGTTTATGAGGAACTTGCCAAATGAAACGACTCACAAAGGAACAGGTAATGCTGCTTCACAAAGAACTGGTGAAGGAATCAGGCGGCTCAGCGGAAATTCGTGATGAAGGACTTCTGGATTCGGCATTGAATGCACCTTTCCAAACGTTTGATGATGCAGAATTATATCCGACAATCATAGAAAAAGCAGCTCGTCTTGGATACAGTTTGATAAAAAATCATGCGTTTGTAGATGGAAATAAAAGAATCGGCACGCATACAATGCTTGTATTTCTTTCTCTGAATCATATTGAAGTGGAATATGATGACGATGAATTGATTCAAATGATTCTCGGAATTGCAGCCGGTGAAATGGATGACCGACAATTGCAGGAATGGCTGTGGAAACACATCATATAGGTTAAAACGCATCAAAATCCTCCTGCGTTGCCAGAGAATCATACTTGAAATCGTCATTCTCCCGTTCGGTAAACATATCATTCACCAGACCAATGGTCAAAAAATCCAAATCGCCCATTGACAAACCAAGCTGAACGCACCGCAACAAAAACAGCGGTGTGGTCATCGGTCGGTCAATCGGGCGATGTTTTTTTTAGACTTGACCTGTGTTTCTGCGTTCAAACCCCAGAGGTCGATCAGCTGCGGCAAGATCTCATAGATGCTGAATGTGTTAAACTGCTCCAGCCACTCGTCCGGCGACGACGGAATGGCTGCATCAGCGTGTTTTGCCATGATATAGGCGATGTTCTCAAATACCTCAAGGCTTTCAATGTCCAGTGCGGAGGAATCCTCTGTTTTTTCTCCCACAGACTTTTGCAGTGCTGTAAAGTCCTGATAAATATCTCTGCGGAATTTCAAGCGATACAGTCTGGGAACTGCCGCACTTGCCTTGAACGGCACATCAATACCATCAATGGTGATGTTCTTCTGAATTGCCATACTGCCACCTCCTTACGCTTTCACAGATGCTGCGGATGCTTTACCACTCTGTACAGCGGCAGCCAGATTGGGCATATATACCGCCTTGTACCAGTTCTCATAAACCTCAGCATCCGTTTTCTCACAGGTTTTAGTTTTTACCAAACCACTGTTCAACGCCGTTGCGGTCAAAGACAGCGTTTCTGTTTTAACTTCCTTTTCGTCCTCAACGGTGCTGGATTCTGTTGCCGGACGAGAGGCAGAACAGCAGAACAGACAGTGCCGAATTTTATTCTTATCGCCGCTGAATTCAAACAGCAGGGCAAACTGCGATACTTCTGCAGTATTGGTTTCCGTGAGAACGCCCTTTTCATCCAGCTTCTCACCGAGAATGTCTGTCGCAAACTCAAGCGGAACCAGTGCGATTTCAAGATCGCCGGTGTAACCAGAGTTATTGTTGATCACATAGTACACACCATCGTCAGCGTAAAAATTGGATGCTTCACCTTCTGCATCGATAGACAGCGACACTGCACCGGGAATGCGAACTGGCTTTGCAAAAGTCGGTACACCTTCTTCATCATAAGAAGTGATTTTTGCATAGTGAACTTTGTTCAGACCGAACTTTACCTTGTTTTTCTCCATTGCCATATAGATCAAACCTCCATCTCATAGAGCACTTCATACAATTCTTCCGAATCAATGAATGTTTCTGTTTTTGTATAATAAATCTCGTGCTGGGAAAGCACTGACTCCACCTGTTCTTCCAATTCCGGCTGCTTTTTGTCTGTGTACAGCTCAATGTCCAGCTGTTTGCAACTGAAATATGCCAAATTGTCTGCCGAAAACGTATTCTCTCCAGGAGATAAGAACAGCAAAAAAGGCGGTGCAGGGCTTTCGCCCTCGGCAAAATGATGGTAGGCGAAAGGCAGTCCTATTTCTTCCATCATTTCTGCGATCTGTTCGTAGGTCATGACAAAGCCTCCTCAATTAAATGTTCCAGCAACTGTACACCGTTTTCTTCCGCAGGAGCAATGTGCGGTTTGCCGGATACCCGACCACCGCCACGCTTGGCGTGACCTTTCTCCAAAAGATGTGCCAATCTGTAATGGTCTTTGGAATGTACCGTCATTTTCAGAGTATGGCTATTCTCTGAGGTTTTTGTAGCTTTCCAGCTTTTACCGTAAGCACCTGTATCTTTCGGCGCATTGGCGGAAATCTCTTTTTTCACAGAGGTTGCTGTCTTTTTGACCGCTTCTTTCATGGAATCGTTGGCAAGGCTGACGTATTCCTGCAATCCTGCCATGATGTCATCAGCAAGGCTGTCAATTGTACTCATCCGTGCATCCCGCCTTTCTCACTTCACATACAAGGGTGATGTAGCTGTTGTGAAGATAATCACGTTGCACGGATTTGATGTTGTAGGTAAGACCTCTAAACAGAATCCTATGCGTAGTCGAATTCAGCGACAGAATGAAAAGGCTCTGCCTGACCACGAATGACACGGACTGTATTTCTCTGGTGACTCCCGTATTCACTTGTTCGGCAGAGCTTTTCACGCTGACTTTCGCCCAGCAGGAGAAAACCTCGTCCCACTTGGAAGTATGGTTTCCGATTTCATCTACCACGGTGCGATGCTCCAGAATGGCGATACGCTGATTCAGTTTATCAAAATCCATTACACCACACCCTCTCGCTGTGCAAACAGAATGGAACGCAGGCTCATGGTTAAGGCGTGGTAGTCTGGTTTGGAGCGATTCTCGTATAAATATCCGAGAGCGAATAATACCGCTGTTCTCGTCACATCTTCAAAACAAGTGAATTTTTCCTCATCCATTCTGCCCACGTCCTTGACCAGTGATTTTGCCGTATCGAGCAGTTGGAGGATGAGCTTGTCATCCTCCTCATGGTCGACACGAAGATAATTTTTGGCTTCGTTCAGGGTAATCATGCTATCACGCCTTTTTGATTGTAAGAGTCTTTACGGCCTCGGGCAGAATCAGCTTGCCGTCCACACGCTGAGAAGCAAGGAAGCCGACCTGTCCGTTCATAGCGAAAAGCTCATTCAGACGCTTAAGAGAACGTCCCTGTCTGTCAGCCACCCAGTAATAGGAATAGTCGCCGAATGCAATTGCCTTTGCACCAGCCGCAATAGTCGGAGCATATACAGAGGTCACATAGGGGCGGTTCAGGATGGTGTCGGGAAGTCCTGCACTGACAGAAGGCTGCCAGATGAAATTGCCCGTATTATCCTTGATTTTACGGAGCGCCTTCACGGTCTGCTCATTCAGCACCCACACAGCTTTCTTGCGATACGGACTCTTGAGGGAGTAGAACAGCTCGATTACATCATCAAAAGTGATAGCTGCACCTGTTGTGGTCGCACCGTTTTCCGCACCGCCTGTCGCAGCAAAAATGCCGGTAGGCTTGCCCTTACCGTCACCGATGAGGAACGCTTCCTCTTCCTTTGTGCCGATTCTTCTTGCAAATTCCTTTGCAATGTAGGAAGGCAGGTCGAAAACAGAATCATTAAGAAGTTCCTCGGAGATCTTAATCGCAGTACCGACCTTGTAAGCGGAGAGAGCAATCTGTCCGAAAGCGTCATCGGAGAGTGTATAAGCCTCTTCCTCCTCCATCCACGTTGCTTCGCCCTTCTGCGTAATAACGGGGATTTTACGGTCTCCACTTGATGTCTGAATCTTGGTAGCGAGTGGACGGAATACGTTTTCTTCCTCAAGTGCAGAAATGAGCTTTCTTTCAAACTCGTCCGGGCAAAGATAGCCGCCTTCGGTATCTTCGCCAATCTGCAGAGCATTTCTCACATCGGCAAAATTACGGTTGCGAATGCTGTTCCAGAAAGCAGTACGGTATTCGTCAGATGCAATTCCTGTTTTGGTATCACTGTGAATGGATGCGTTCGGCTTGTTCTGAATCGGCGTAGAAGTAGGCTTGTTCATTTCTGACTCAATCTGAGCCTGTCGTTCCAGCCGCTGGATTTCCTTGCCGTATGCCACGATCTGCTGCTCCATGGCATCGTATGTCTTGCTGTCCTCTTCCGAAAGCAGACCGCTTTCATTTCGCTTGGAATCCAAAAAGTCACGGGCAGTATCCCATGCCTTGCTTCTTTTTTCTCTCAGTTCCTGAATTGTCATAGTATCAGTCCTCCTATAGTTTTTAATATTTCAAAAGCTCCAGCCGCTTGTCCAATTGGTTGATCGGCGTGCCTTTGGATGCAGTTGAAGAAATCTTCTGCAGAAAAGAATCCAGCGTTTTAGATGGTGTGTACAGCATGGATGCTGTGCTTTCCTTCTTTTTTTCATCCGGATCTTCTTTAGGAGATTCCTCTGTTTCTTCTTCATCTGGATCTGTTTTTTCTGGTTCTTCTGGAACAAACGGATTCTTTTTAGAAAAGAGAATGCCGTCTACAAATCCCAGCTGCAATGCTTTTTCTGCATTCATCCACGTTTCTTCATCCATCAGCCTTGCGATCTTATTGCGGCTGAGATGCGATTTTTCTGCATAAGCATTGATAATGGATTCCTTGACTTCGTCCAGAAGTGCGATGGCTTTCTCCATATCTGCCTTGTTGCCCATGGCAC